AACAGCTTGTACAAAAACTTGAGTCTGCGGTATGCTCTGCCTGGGGCATTCATCCTTCAAGGCTTCACGAAAAAACGCGGGAGTGGTCCGTAGTTGAACCGAGGCAATTGATTTTTTGGTGGCTTGAGCGAAACAATATTGACACATTGTCAAACATCGGTAAATATTATAACAAAAACCATTGCACGGTGCTTCATGCCCGCAAAGTGGTTACAAATTTACTGGAGACGAACTATGAGTATAGGCAGAAATACGAAGCGGCCACCCAGCTATTTGAGAAACTTACAGCAAAATCAAGGCCATATGATTATGAAATACGAAATGCTTGACCAGCTGGTAATGGCATCGGTGATATTCAGTGCCTTGTGCATTGTTTCGGCATTCCTGGTATTTGTATTTTTTGACTGGCTTGACAGCCTAAGCCAGAATTTTGGGGAGGAAAATGAAGAAATAACAATCAAAGAACAAAATAACATGAAAAACATTTTTTGCAAAATAATTGAGCTTGAGGAGCATCAGGTACTGGTTGTGAAAACCTTCGAAAGCAGAGACGACGGTGATTTCTACCAGCTGGAGATAAGAACGCTTTTTGACGGATTAGAGCCAACCACGACCATTGACTATCGACAGGAAGATGTCAGGGATAAGGCCTATGACAGCTTCACAACTGAAAGGGCTCAGCAATTCATTGATGATTACCAAGGCATGATCAGAAATTAATAGCGCAATTGATAATTTACAATTATAGTTCCCCGTCAATTTATTATATTTATATGCAAATTAATTAACCTTTAAAGCATTAAAAATCATGAAAAAACTTATTCTGTTGACCCTGATTGTAGTGGCATTCATTGGCTGCTCCAAAGATGAACCTGACCTTATTTCTCTACCACTAACCGAAAAAACGCTGAATTACGGTGATGAATACCAGATAGAGGCCACCTCTAAATCGCTTATTACCTACAAGTCATCGGATGATTATTTTGCAACAATAAATGAATTGGGGCTTATAAAAGCAGGTTTTGTCGGTGAAGCAAATATTACATTGTCAAATCTGGAGGACACAAAAAATTTCAAGGTTACAATAGAGCCGAAAAGCACTCTTTATCAAGAGCCACAAATTAAATTCGGGATTTCAAAAAGTGACATAATCCAAAAATATGGAATACCGGATTCGCAGAGTGCTGACATGATGTTATATGAAGAAAACTCTGCAAAAACACCGGTTCTCTTTTTTGCCTTCAGTGGTGAAACCCTAATTAGTTATGGGCTTATTGTGAATGCTTTGTTCAGTTCAGAGCTTGGGAAATTTTTAGGAGAAAGGTATAAACTGATATCAGTTGACTCCGAGGACTATTCCTTCGTATTTATGAATGCTTTAGTAAAGGATAAAGCGACTATGCTGGTAGGAACCACGCCATATAGCTCCGCATACTGGATGGTGGCCTATATTTCCACCGGTTTAACAAAATCTGCTTACACACACACGAATATGATTGCTGTTAATGATTTAAAGAGCAGGCTAAACCAATTCAGGTTTTAAGTTAATAATTGGGAGCAACCAATAACGACAAAAGCCGGGCTACAACCCGGCTTTTGTCGTCCTAAAGCTCTGGATCCGGCTCTGGCTCTTCCGGATCAGCGACATTCTCTGCGGTGGCATCCTCGAACTGCAGTGTAAAGGTTATAGGGTAACGGAATACCCCACTTTTTACTGATCCGTCACCCTGGCCACTTCGGCTGAGGCTGTCGAAATTTGCGGTACCGTAGCCTTGCAGCGCGCCGTATACATCGGCAATGACGTCATAAACTCCCAGGCCGGCATTACGGGCAATTTCGGGGGCATTCCCGGAAGTACGTTCAGGCATGTCGAATGCCAGGGTAACGGTAACCGTTGCCTCGCAATCTTGCAGGGTGTCGGTTATGCTCTTGGCCCGTGTTACCTTGACACTTACCAGGGCACACGGTAGAGCCACTGGTGGGCGCTCGGATTTGTCGAGCTGGCCAATGTTCATGTCGATCCATTTCAGTGCCGGGACCTTGGCCTGCAGGCGCGATAGTATGGCCGTGTAGATTGTTTTCATATTTACGATTTTAAAATTTCCAATAAACGGCTTTTGAGCTGGGCCTCAATTTTGCGCTTTAACGCCTTGCTCCGGCCAACAAAGCGGCGCGCAGGCATCTGAAATGCCTTTTTGCCGTAGATTTTGGCCATCATGCCGTACTGGTGTACGGCCGCATAGGGTTTGTCGTTTATCACCTTCACTCCTCTCTCGGTATGTGAGTAACTAAAGGCATTCTGCAGCTCATTGGTTTCCCCCGTGAGGATTTTGGCCGTGGTACGTGCCGCACTGAACTTGCCGGTTTGGCCGCTGTGGCCATACCATTCAGATTTTTCCTTGCGCCGCTCAACTTCTGGCCACTTGGTTACGGTTTCGTCGGTAAAGCCTTCGTTTTTGAAGGACTCGCGATAATGCTCAACGGCCTCGGTACCTATGATGTCACGGGCGTCATCCTTAACGAACTCCTTGAGCTTTCGCATCTTTTCCGGAAACCGCTGTGCAAATTCCTGTATGTCCATGTAATTTATATTAAAAATGTTTTGTATATTTGCAGTACAGGATGTAGGGCTCGTCCCGCACCCTGTGCCAGCCGGTTTTCGAACCGGCTTTTTTTATTTATGGTAATACACCTTACCACCTGCAATAAAAACGAGATTCTCAAATCTGTAATTGGTTTGCCCTTCATACATTTTTATTCCTTTAACCAGGCGATGCATGTTAAAGATGCTGCCCTCCGGAAAAAATAGGATTGCCGTTTCTGCCCCTTTTCCGCGAATGTGGTTAAGCGCGTGCTTTATCGTATTCTTTCCCTTCCCTAAAACAGTACTTATGTCCGCCGGACTTCCGTTTAATGTGCCGTCAACATACCGCATACCGTCAATAACCTTTTCTCCTTTTGCGGCAAGCTCTTTGCCAAGTATGATAGAATGCCCGTTGCTGAATAGGATATCCCGGGCTTGTTTTTCATGTTCCCCGGTTAGTTTATTGAACTGATGCAGTATGTGAGTTGCTTTAAGCCCCCCTGTTTTCTTGCTGAATTTCACATCCAGATAATCTTTGTCCGCCTTAAGCTTTTCAAAAAGCTTTGCATTTTCTTCCACCCTTTGACGCAGCCTTTCAAGCCTCAAGGCAATTGATTCAATGGTCTCCCGAAGCGCCTGTTCCGTATTCTTGTAATACGGGGTCTCCTCCGTTTTTATGAACTGTGCCGAGGATCCCGGATTATTGGAGAATACGGGAGGAACCAACTCACCTGGGGGTACGGTGGTAACCGCCTTTCGTGTTGGTCTCACCCAACACTGGCAATTCCAGTCGGACGGCGGCATGTGTGTGCCCCACCACTCGTGCCTGATGGGCAACACCGTTCCTACATATGCAAGATGCTTTTCCCGCTTGTGCGAGGCCATGCTTTCCATGTACTCGAGGTTGGGGTAGATATTTTCGTTCTCGAGATACTTGCGAAAGTTGATGGCCGCCCTGGCGGAACGCACTGCAGTGTTGTACTCGGTTTTCAGCCAATTCACGTTATACTTTTCGGAAACCTGCAGCGCGAGTTTCTTGAATTGCGAAAAGCTGCGTGTATTGCCGCTCTCATCCGTGAGCAGGGCAATGAGGTCCTTGGTCTGCTGGTGGTTTTTAAATGCGGCAAATACTGCCCCGTTGTTGCGGAACTCATCAATGAACCCGGCATTCCCTTTTCCCCAGTCGGCGCCCTCTTTTCCGAATTCAACCCTGAAAGCCTGTTGGATGGCGCCATTGGTTATCTCAAACAGACGCGGATTGACCAGCGGGGCATCGCCCCCGTAAATCTCGTTTAAAGCCTCTTGAAACAGCTTTGAAATGTTGATTGAATAGTCGTCGGATAATTCAACCTTTCCCGTTATAAAACGCCTCAAGCTGGTCCAGACGTCTTCCCTGTTCGCCCCGGATCCGGTCACCGGGGCCAATGCGAAAAAATCACGGAGCCCTTTCTTTTTTTGTGATTCCGGCTTGGGATCTTTATGTGTAGGCTTGGGATCGTCCGGATCTTTTGGCTTGGCGGGATCAGGTTCTTTATCGGGTT